TTTATAGATTCATAGTTTTCGTGTCTGCTTGGTTTTGCTTTATCTAAAGCAGTCCATATTGCATCCATTATATCATCATGTTTACCTTTAGGATAACTTAGGAATTCTTGTTGACCATCTATATCCTGTGGTCTCCAATAAAATTGTCCTTTAGCAAACATTGGAACTAAAGAAAAAAGCCTTTCTGATTTTCTTGTTCTTGGTTTTACACCTGTCTCTAAACCAGGTATATATATTCTCTCTTGAAGCATTAATTTTCTAGTAGCATCTCTTAACGCTTCTTGATAACCTGTTGTTTCAATTTTCATTCTTCTAGGTCTATACTTTTTATATGTATCTATTATTAAATCTGGCTGTTGAGAGGGTGGAAATTTTCCTCTAACAAAATCAACTACATATTTATTGTCTTCAAAATCTATTGCTATTACAGATATAACAAAGAAATCTGCTCTTGCTGATAATGAAGATGCTGGGTCTACGCCACAATATATCTCAACAGGTTTAATAAGTTTATCTTCTCCTGCTTGTTGAACAAGACAAGTCTGTCCTTCTATCTTTTCAAAATCCCAAGTGTGTGTTTTCATCCATTCAGGTTTAAAAGGAGCATTATCAGGAGATTGAGCTATATTCATATACTCTTGATAAAACCCATTTATATTTCCTATAGATTCAAACTCGTGCTTAATCTGCCTTATTCTTTCTTTTGGAAATCTTTCAGGCCACAAGCTTGTACCATCTTCGTTTTGTATAGCATACCAAAGAACTTCCCATGCATCGCTATCTTTAGCCCAGTATAAAAAACAATCTTCGGATATAACTGTACCAATCATTACTATTTTACCATCGTCTGATAATGAAGGAATAACTGCCTCAGTAATCCATTTCTTGTTTTTAGCTCTAGCTTCTGGAGTAGCTGCATTAAGCTCTGATTCGTAGTCATCAACTATAATAAGATTAGGTCTTGTATCACCTTCAATAAAACCCCTAACTCTCTGACCTGTGCCTACAGCTATTACTCTAGCTCCATTAGATAATACTATATCTGTGTTAGTCCATCTTTTAGCAGTATTGGGTCCAAAATCTCCAAACATCTGTATAAAATTCTTAGAATGAGTTAAGTGATACTTAATCCTAGATAAAAAGTTAATAGACTGAGCTTGTGATTCAGATATTATAACTATAAACACATCTTCTGTAGTTGGCTTAAATGCTACTTTCCACAGTGGGTATACTAAAGAAGTAGTTGTAGATTTAGCAGTTCCTCTAGGAGCAGCTATCAATACTCTTTTCTTATTATCATTTGCTAATTGCTTATATACTTCTCCATGAAAAGGGGGTATAGACTTTCTTAAAGCTGTAGGGAACATAGTTCTCCCAAAAAGAGCAATATTAGTCTTGAATTTTTTTAATACTTGCTTTGTTCTATAATCTGCTTCGTAATCCAATTAGGATTTATCTTTTTCAGTTATTTCTATTTTTTCTGCTAAAAGCTTTTCTTCTTTGAATATATCATCAACAAGCATCTTTGTAGTAGTAGCCTCTAGTTTTTGAGTAGTTTTAACTATATTCTTATCTTTCATTCCATGCATATCTTGAAGATTATCTACAGCCTTTAGAAGATTTGTTATATCTCCTTTTATCTCGGCTGCTTCAATTGTTCTTTTCAACAATTTAATTGTATACTCTTCTGTAAGAGCATGCTTGCCTAATAATTCACTTAATTTTTCACTTACCATATTACTAAATACCTCTGTTTTCATCATTCTTTTCCATCTACGCTTTTGCTTGTCATCCATGACACCAAAAGCTATCTCAATAGCCATGTCACTGTTTAATACTTTAGCATATACCATAGCCAGGTTCTTCATCTTCTCCTGACCTTTTGCAACTTCCATATAAGTCTTCCCAGACATGGTATAGGCAGACTTTCTTCCTTTTGCGTTTAAGGGCTTTAGCCCATTATCCTCATTAAAAAAGTGATAACCCCAAGGGAAACGCACATAAGTATTATTCTTTTTCCTACGCTTATCAACGTATTTAGCTCGTTTAATGATTTTAGCCACGATGCCATCATCTGATAAAGCGTATTGACCTTGTTTAGCATCTTTCCAATGCATATACTCCAATTTTTCATAGTCTGCCTCTTTCTTTGTGTATATTTTATAACAAGTCTTTCCTACATTCCTATGATTAATGTCTATTGTATACATGCACCTTTACATCCACAATCTCCATAATCGCCTTTACCTGCAGATTCTAAAGCTTTAACTCTTTTTAAAAGATTTTGATGTTGCTTCTTGCTAAAAACAGGTGGATGAGCTTCCTTTTCTAATATCCTTACTCTTTTGTCAAGCTCATTATCATTGTGTACATAATTATCAATGGACTTCATGTTATACTTCTTGTTTATAGCCTTAATTACCAGCTTAAACACCATTTTGACTAGTATTGCTTGCATAACTACTCCTTTATTTCAAAATGTGGAAAATCATCAAACTTGTTATCATTTACTTCAAAATTCATGTTCCAGTCTCCTCCCCAGCGAATAGATATACCCATCCTGCTAGCCACCCCAAGGACATACCCAGCAAAAAGTGTGAAGCGCTCTCTATCATTCCAGTCAATAGGGTAAGGAGCGACATCGACAGCGAGAGAAGGGCTAGCATTATGCCTACCTTTTGGGTAAGCAACTTTAGTTTTTCCCTCTTTGAGTAATTTGTTTTGTCTTTCTTTGCCACGATGACCTTCCAATACAGCGCAATCCACTGTCTTTATAACTTCATTGAAGACCTCCTGTAGCCTTGTATCGCAACTAGCGAGCCTCTGGTTACTTCTTTTACCAAATCTAGGCATTTCCCTTCCCCCATTTCTTTATTGGGCACTCTGACCCTGTTAATCTAGCTTTCAAATGCATAAAACAACCACATTTCTTACAAGAATTAGTAGGTTTAAACAGATGTTCGCACTTTCTGCACTCCTTAAACCTTTTATTAAACGTTTCTTTGTTTACTAGTATAGCCATAATCTATTCAGCTGCTAATATAAAGCTATTAGCTTGTTTTAGTAGTAAGTTATAGTATCAGCTGATATAAGAGCCCTTTAAATATCTGAATTTATAATAAAAATAATATACAAAACAACACTATTTATCCTAAATATACAAAATATAGTAGAAACAAGTCAATTGTTGAAAAATAGCTCTAGAATGGGTGCACCTGATATACCCTCAAGTGTACCCCTTGAATTTAAGGTTACCCCTTCGCAAGCTCGGTGAAACTTAAATGGGGTCATTGAATCAGCCACTACTATTTTTGAAGTAACTATCGTTACTTTGACAGCACGAGTGCTGTGTAATCAGTCGAGGAGACCTCTTATGATGAAGCTTAATAAGCTTATACCAAGTGGTACTTGGGTTAGTCGCCTAAACAAGGCAACTAGCAAGTTCGATAGAATCGAATTGCACACTGCAGACGATGTCAACAAGCTGGCGCTTGATGACAACATCTTTGTGCAAGGCGATGAAGTCGAGACTTCAATCGGCAATGCTATACAACGTAAAGTTGTAGAGCTTGGTGCTACTTTGATAAGTAGGCCAACTAGTAATGCGAACATTACTAGGTTGTGGGTTGCACCACCTAAAGCATAGCTTTAGTCGGTGGCTTGAAGCCTTCGGCCTCTGCGTAGCCAAATCTGCGCAAGCTACGATGTTTGGCAAGCATTGATACTCAATTGCTCGGAAAGGGATACTTTGTATCCTTTTCCTTTACTACATTGTTAGGGATGGATTAGATGATATATTGCGTGCGTGTGCTTTATTACGCGCGAATACAAGACATATCATCGTATGTATAATGACTGAATTATTGTAATTGTTATGGGACGAGCCTATGATATTGCAGTATAAAAGATGTGATAATGACACTAAGCTCATAGTTATGAACCCTGGTTGACTCACCAAGCTTTTATCAGTCATTTGTTAGTCGAGGTATCTGTAATAGTGCTTGAAGTTGACACTTCACACGATGATACTATTTTACTTGGGAGTTACAGAACAGTAGCTCCCAAAGACTTAATTATGTCAAAATGAAGGCTTACTAGTAGCAGCTGAAAGACATGATAACTAAAAGGGGTAACATGAAATACATTAAGAATGAAGTTGATAAGTTCATAAGTAAATGGTCAGAATGCACATCTTGTGGTGATATGGTACATGAAAAGAGAAGAGTACCATTAACGCAGATATGCGATGATTGTTGGAAGAGTGATAGTAATGTATGTTAGGCTTAGTTTGAAAGCCTATGTTAGTGTATACAAGCCAATTGCAGGCTATAAGTCAATACTTATAGTTGATGGTGAAGTAGAGCAAACAGGACATTTTGCTTACGATAATCGTAAAGATGCTGAAGAAGATGCTAAAGGTTGGGCTATAGCTGAAGGCATTGACTATCGTAGTCACTTAAATGAACAAGGTATCTGAATAAGATTCAGGGTAGCTATGCACCTGGTAACAGAAGCATAGCAAGTAGTTTTTTTACAGAAGTAATCAAGGAACGTAATGTTATATTTTAGAGGCAATCAGCCACTACTAATTTTAGACAGAAGAGGATAGAGAATAGTGAATAGCAAGACAGAACAGTCTAGCAAGTTTCTTCATAGTTACCTCGACTGAAGACAAGAAGCTGAAGCGATGTTTACGCAATTGGACATCGCTTAAGCTAACAATTGCAATTGCATAAAGGGGTAACAATGGATTGGACACTATTAAGCATATTTAAAGTAAGCCAAGTAAATGGTAGTATGATACACTTTGAATATGATGGTAAGTTAGATATTTTAAAAGCCAAGCAAATACAGTAT